TGACCAAACGTCATCATCTTTGAAGTCTCTTACTTCGTCCATATGAACACAGTTTGGGGCCGCGATTCCTCGACCGGCTGAGTTATTGGCTCGGACGATATAACGTCGGCCTTCTGTGAATTGAAGCTCCTGAAATCCCTTACTTTCCAACTTCTTAGTAAATTCAGCGGACAATCTTGGACTTTGTTCAATAATGCCGTAAATTTTGTAAAACAATTCGGCCGAAGTCGTCAGTTTGTGAGCCGTATGAACTTGTAATTTTTCCTTGAGAACGTAGATTCTAAACAGGATATTTAGAGCCATAAACGTCGATTTGCCATTTTGTCGGCCCACTAATAGGCAGACGATTGGATGCGCCCATCGGCCGTCGGGTTTGTATTTCAGCGAGTGATGGGCCAGCCATTGTTGCCAAGGAAGCAATTCGTAGCCGATTTCCTCGCAGAATTTGATCATAGCCTCGCCGTGAGAGGGATAATCGGTCAGTTTTGTGTGAATTCGAGGGTTTGGCACACCTCGGTAAGCCGATTCGTCCCGAACTCGGGCTATCTCAGTAGATTCAGTCATATTTTGTCCGGTCAAGCCAGATAATGCTGAGTCGAGCCATTTTCAGGGAAAATCTTCCCAATGGGGGTCGTGGGTTTCCGTGCGCTCTCAAAAAAGGTAGGGGCCATACGATCGCGCTTACCAGAGTTACATTTGACGCAAGCCGCAACCATATTGGTCGCTTCATCTGTGCCGCCTTTGCTGATAGGAATCAGATGATCGACTGTGTTGGCTTCTTGTCCGCAGTAATGACAAGTGAAGTAATCGCGCTGTAAGACTTCGCTTCTAACGCGCTTGTAATATGCTGAGTTATATCTCTTGTGAGTCAATGCCAGCCCTTACGTTCCAAGTGGCTAAGTGCGAGACAGGCATCGCCGTTATATCTGTGTCCTAAATAGCGTAAGTGCGCTCTTATCTGTTGATATGGATTCAAGTCTCTATACCAAGTCGAACGCATCTGTCCTAAACCATAATGTGATCCGTTACGAGCTTTAGGATTCCAACTACTCTCTTTATGAATCAACCAGTTATAACACTCAAATTGCTTCCAACTCATCTGATTGTAAGCATATAGTTTCAGATTCATATCTGCTTTTGATGGGCTTGTATTTATTATTGTGATCAAGGCAGCCACTAAGGTCAGAGTCATCAGACGAAAGACAATAGGCCGCCCTAACACTCGGCCGACGGGCTGCCTTCGGGCCCCGCCTTCGGTTCGAAGTGTAATGCCGTTGTCAAGTAACCTACGCATCAGTTCTCCTATTATCTCACTATATGGACAAGATATGTACGGATATGACCAATTAGCCCTCTAACTCAAGCACCTTCCTGACATCTATCTCATTAGCCCCATTGAGGCCAATAATGGCGTCCCTGAGCTTCTCTCGGCCGTCGCCGTGGAACTTAGTGGTCAGATAAGGCTCAGACTCGCTACCCTCTAACCAATCAACTATTTCACCATTTGGATCAATAACCACATCATCAATGTAATTGAACTTCTCCAATATCTTGTCAATCGACGAATCTCTTACTGTCTCGACTATCTCACTCGGGACGTTGGTCTTTACCCAGTCAATGAACTTACGATCTGACTTGATGACCCATTTGAACTTGGGCTTTGTTGTTGTTATGTAAGCAATCACCTCATCACCCAATTCAGCCTTTACTCGGTCGGCTCCTAGGTTATTCATTTCGCCTTGGAGTTCAGCTCGTAGCTCATCCTTGAGGCGTTTGGCTTGGTCTGCCAGGAGGCTAATTGCCGCCAGTTTCAGACTCAGGTCTTTGATTGTCATCTTGCTCCCTTTTCTTTGCTCTGTTTAGCCTTACTTCTAACGATGAGAGATTTACACCCATATCTCGGGCGATGAACTCTTTATCGAAGCCCCACTCAAGCATCTGACGGATATATGCGATTGAGTGGGTGCTTCTTCCTACTTTGTCTTCCCTGCCCATCCTTCTCCTTTGAAATGTGCTGGAGTTGGGCTATAAACCTTTCGAAGCGGATTAGAGCAATGGCAGACCATTGTCTGACTAGCCGCCTCGAGGGTTAGCGTAATTTCTATCTGTTCTTCGCACCGGTCACAATAGTAATCAAATGTCGGCATCGATGAACCTTTCGAGTGTGGCGTTGCCATTCCAGTAGCGTTCTTTGATGCGCTCTTGCCCATCCGCTATTTTACAGATTCGACACTTAGCGGCTTTCATCTTGTAATTGCCGCATTGGTCGCAACGAGTAATAGCGTCTTCCTTATTGGCTACTCGATCCATCGGCTCCACCAATCTTTGCTCGAAGCAATTCTGACATTCCATTAGCCAGACATCTTGGCCCTCGGTTATCTCAGAATCGTATTTGATAATTCCCCTCTGTGCGGTCACCTTCTTACATTGCCCACAAGTGAAGGGATGGATTTCATCGATCATTTTTGAAAGACCCAATGCCCATCTGCTCCGATTTTCATCCACCTAGCAGGGTGGCCGGACTTAGCGATTGGGCAGACCCAGCCTCGATATTCCTTGCCTTCCTTTGTGCCTTGCTTGAGAATCATTGGGCCGCATCCATTACCGCAGAGCGGCACTTCATCAATTACTTCAGCTCCGAATTGTTCGGCTATATGGCTAACCTCCCAGACTATTGGCTCTGGGTCGTTCGGTCTTTGATCCGTAACAAACTCTGCGAGAGCTTTATTTGTTGTCTGTATTGGTTTTTTAGGCGTTCCAGATGGCTTCGCGAAATATCCAGCGAGATTGAGAGCGCGTCCAAGCGCACCTGTTTCCGCAAGTTCCAGCGCATACTGCTTGGATTTAGACTCACTTGATAATCCTGTCGTCCAAGCCGCAGAATCAGCCTCAGTCCGATAAAGCTCAACCTTGACAATATAAACATCGCAAGTAGGAATAAGTGATTCCTCAAGAACGTGCGACTTGATTCGATAATCCGGATAGCCATTGATAAACTCCTTTAGGCGGTCTTGAACCGATACGTAATCATCTAGGTAATTCGACATTTAGTTTCTCTCTCCCTGCGAACTCATCGATCGCATATTCAAGTTGTTCCTTCAATGACCAGAACGTTCCGTCCGGCCAGTTCTGCGCTTCATTAGCGCAGGGTTGGCAATAAAACCGCACTTGTGCGCGGCGTAGCGGTGTCTCGCTTTGGACTTTCCAGACTGCTGGGACTTGTGCTTTCAAGTGCCAAGTGCCGTCTTTGAGTTGCCCATAACGAGACTTACAGTAATCACACCATTGGAGTTGGTTAGTATTGCGAATCAGACTCAACGTCGTCCCAATCTTCTGGAGTTGAAAATCTGGTAAAGCCCAAGATAGCGGCGTATCCAATGAGATCGAGATACGAATCCTCGCGCTCCGGACTTTCCACCATTCGGCTGAGTTTGGTCGCGATAAAGATAGTTGCCAACTCAGATGGGTCTCTGAGCTGAACACCGAGGACTCTCGCGATTTTGTAAATGCGTAATAAATTGTGCCTCGGGTCGCCATATTCCAGCCCTCGGTCGTCGAGGGTGTTACCAGCGTCCGAGAGCCAGTCACTTAGCGATCTCTCTGACATATTGATTCGAGGCCCTTCCGCGTTTGTATCCTTCGTTGAAGGCTTTGGCTTTTGCGGATTCAATAGTTGCGTAAGCAAGCCAGAATCCGGTTGATAGTGCCAAGAGGATGCTAACGATTTGCTCAGGTGTGAAGTCATTCGACATCCGCACTCACCCCGAATCGGTCTAACCAATAGGAGGAAATTTCTTCTCTACTCAGTCGCCCTCTTGTTGATTGGCGACCTAATGATTCGATTGCGTATCTTCGAATAATCTGGCCCTTGACGTAATTTTTACCATCTGACCAAGCTCCCGAAGTAGAATCAAATCGAATTACTTCCGGTTTATTTATCACTTATTCTCCCTTCCAAATCCTCTAAATGGATTTAGTGGGATAAATGTAATTAGCTAAATGGATTTACACAAGTAGGAGCTCGGCGAGTCGGATTGGGAGGAAGGCGCAGAGCTTTTCGACCTTGTGGCTACCAGCGAAGTCGGTCTTGTCGGGTAATGCCTTCCAATGCCACTCAGGAGCCTCTAGAGCCCCTAAGTCGAACTGATAGACCCCTTTAGGCGTCGCGTTGATATAGAGCGTCCTAGCCCCTGTCCTAGCCCTTATATCGGCCAGATAATCCCACTTCTTCTTCTCAATTATCAGAGTGTCGTAATGGGTGCGGCGGCACTTCATCTCAATATAAGAGTCGCTAGTAATGCCGTCGGCTCGGTCGGTCGCCGATAGTGGCGTCAAGTCCGGATAGATGGCCTTGAGTGCCTCGAATAGTTCGACCTCGCGAAGGTAAATTAGTCTTCGTCCTCGTCTTCGTCCCAAGGCTTGAACATTGGGTTGCCGTTATCCACTATCCATTCAGGATAGGAGCTACGATCCATTGCAAAAGCAAGGGCAGTTCCCTCATCCATCCCAGCTCGACGACAAGCCATATAAACCTCGTTGCAAGCAATAGCCCAAAAGTCCAATCGAGTAAGTGGGACATCTTTCGTCGTTTTGCGACGTTTTGCCACCTTCTTGACTGGCTGTTTAGCGCGCTTTTTTGCCTGTGCCACTTCTGCTCACTTTCGTCGAGAGAGCTAATTCTAACTGACTCTCCATCTTATCGAGGCGCGACACTATGGGCAGATTCTCTAATTTGATGATGTATCTCAGACCGGCAATTAGTAAGCCGATTGATCCGAGAACTGAAGCAATAAACGCCGCAATATCGGACGGAGCCATTACCGAACTTTGCCGTAACGCTCGTAGGAAGGATTCAGCCAATTGATGATGCTAGGCAAGACTGACGCTAGTGCGGCATTGGCAATCGCATTTACATCGAGCCCGACTGCTAGGTAAGTCGCTAGGGCCGCCGCTACGAATGTCTTCGCCCAACTGCCCGCCATCAATTTGAGTTCTTTCATTTGTGTCTCCTTCTAGGTTGAAGAAACTGCCGTCTTTATCTCCCAAAGTTGTGAAGCTAATATGGAAATGCGACTTGTGAGGGTTTGGGCCTCTGTATTTTCTACGCTTCCAATTTAGAGTCCCGCTCATAATCTTGCCGTCGAAGATAATATATTTGATTCGCTTATCGCCTCGCTTGGCGCACTTGCGAATCTTCTCAACTAACGCGTAAGCCTCTTCCTTGTGGGCTGAGAGGTCGGCGTCAATATCTAAAGCTCTAACAATTCCGTCTCTTGGAATGTGGTCAGAAGATGAGTTATTAGCGTAGTGCCGAGCGTCAGCAACCCAGCCGTCAGAGCGACGATCGCGATCAGGATAATCATCGTCTATCTGCTCCCTGAGTTGCTGTCCGGCTTTACAGAGTTTAGCCATTATGACAAAAGAAGTTTTGCTTCTTCTTCGGTGATGCCGAGTTTGACCAATAATTCATTTTTGGCATCGTTCAATGCTTTTTCGCTGTCCGATTGGCTTTCAACATTTTGTTGATCGAGATGCCATTGTGCTAATTCGTCGGCATTCATTTCTCTTTCAATTTCTTCACCAGTCGTAGCATTGTGAATTTTGATTAGCGGCATTTTAGGATTCTCCATATATGTAAATAGTTCCACCAGTGAATGTCGTAGTTCCGTCGTTGCTCAATACTGTGACGCTTGTGATGGCTGCCGAATTGTTGTATGTGCCAGTGCCGTGATAACTCTGATATGTGCCAGCACCAGCATCAGCACCCATACTAACTAGAGAATAAGGCTGAATATCGGTGTCTGTATATCTAGGTAAAAATAATTGCGCATTGCCTAAATACAACGCATTGGAATTACTATTTGGCGTTCTGGCTATTGCGCGAATTTGACTTTCTGTTGAACTAATTCCAACCAAAGTTCCAGCGGTATTTCTAACAATATTGTTTGCGTAATTACTACCTGAATCAGTATTCAATCTAATGTTGATTTGTGCTGAATCAGTATTGACATAAACGCCTTTCACAAAAACAAAAAGATTTTTGTACGAACCGCTAATTGAACTGACTGTCGTGCTAACTCCAGAGAGAGAGGTTGTGCTTAGAAGCGTAAAACCTCCACTACTTGGAGTAGTCCAAGCCAATCCGGTCGATTGCGTTGAATCAGCTGTCAATACTTGTCCATTTGTTCCGACTGCCAATCTTGCTGGCGTATCTGCCGCAGTAGCAGAAATCAAATCGCCTTTCGCATCAACAATAGCATTTTGAATAGCATTTGAATCGTCTTGAGCGACCCAACTAAAATCCATATCAGTATTTGAAGCTTTAGCAAGCACTTGTCCGGTTGTGCCGCCTTTGAGATCAACGAGAGAAGTATCAATCGCGCTACCTAGAGTTCGGATAGCCGCCGCGCCGTCCTTGACTAGGTCGGTATCGTCCGGCGTCTCCCAGCCGAAGTTCGTCGTATTTGCCATTAGTTAGTTCTCCTTCTAGGCGACTATTGTAGCGTTGAGCCAGTCCAATGTGGGCGAAATGGTATTCCAAGTTTCACCGGCTGGAACGTCATCCCAAGCAAAAGCTTGAAGCGAATAAGCCACCGGCGAGATATTGAGAGTCAGGTTCAGAGAGTTCAGACCAGCCGTCCAAGTCCAACCCTCGACGAATCCTTGGAATTCGCCGTTTGGCATATTGGTTGGAAGGTTGGCAATATTGAGCGGAAGGCCCATAAAAACGTTGAGAAGAGCATCGCGATCGGCATCGTCTATTTCAGAGCTACCGAGAGGGAAACTGATTTGCTTGAGGGCGAACTCGGGGTAAGCGCGGATAAGGAGATAGAAGGCGGCTTGGGCTTCGGCATCGACTTGCTGTCTGAGAGTTGTGCTAATTGTGGCGGCTAATTGGCCAAATAGGGATATTGAGGTCGGGTCGCTGTCTGTGACATTGCTGGCCGAGTTGTTGCCGTAAGCGATAGTAATGGCATTACGGACGTCGCCAGCGCGCTTACTAATCGACAGGGCTGGGCCGATTGCGTGATTGCCGTCTAAATCGACATATCCGTTGGTTGAGAGGTATTGACCGCGTCGGGTTGAGTCCGCGTAACCAATTCGACCTTGAGCATCTTCGTAAAGATAGCCAAGACCAGAAGTGGCGTATGAACTGGCTAGGTTGTAGACAGTATCGTTCAAGCCAGATTGCGAATGAAGCTCATAATCGCCCGGCTGGTCGATTTCGCCTAGACCGCTATTTTCGGCATTTTCCCAAGTCGTCGTTGGGTCATAGTCGTTCCAAGTAACGCCAGAGGGAACCTCGTCCCAACTATCAAAAAGAACGCCGCTGAGTAATTCATAGATTCGGTCGCCATCGATTTGATGGTTGAAGTTGCCGGTATAAACCGAGCGAGCCAAGCGAGCTAAGGCTCCTACACCGACAATTTGAATTCTTTGACTAAGTGCGATTGAACTTGAAGTTTCAACTGTTATGGATAAATCGCTGAGAAATCCACCAAAGAGGCTAACCCAATCGCCGTTGGAATCTTGG